CTGACCATAATATCATGCGGCATGAAATGCGTCCCATACTCATATGGAAATTCACGCCCAATTTCTACTAAACCAGCAACAGACAAAGCTGGATCTGGATTCAGTTCTGGAAAAGTATCGTTTACAATGTCTTCAATTCCACCGCCTGATAATTCATAGTAATCAAGTATACGCGCTTCTAGCCCATCCTCTTGTATGAACCAAACCGCGCTGTAATCATCAACCCCAATATCCCAGGCCGTGTGAACAGGCAATTCAGGAATGTATGGGAAGTAACCTACGTGACCGTCCTGCTCTGCTTTAAGCATATGCCTAGCATAATAGCTGCCTTCTGTAATAATTTGATAACCGCCGCCCCAAACATGATCCGCCATTTCAGGATCGTCTTTGTAATCATCTTCCATTTCCATTTTGAGAACTTCTGGAAACCAAGGGTTGTCATCGTGATTAACCTCAACGCTAATCATTCCACGGCGTTGGCTTCCACCACGAAAGAATGCATCAACGGCATCCGTATCATGCCTTGGATTCCAACTGAACCAAAGCTCAGAACTTTCTTTACGAATTGTTGGTCTTAAAAGTTTGAGGCTGTGGTTTGATAATGTTTGAGCTTCCTCTACCCAAGCAATATCAAAATCTTCTAAACTTTTTATATTTTCAGCGTTGTAAGATTGCATTCCACGAAAAACAATTAACGACCCGTTTGATCCAGATATTTCACGTTCTGTTACAGTAAAAAACCCACCTAATTTAAACTTCTGAATTTTATCAACAAGAAGCTGACGAACCGAATCTTTAATTGTAACTTGAACTTCACGAATGCAAGCTGCTCTGGTTTTTCTTGAGAAACAGGTAAGAATTAATAATTCAGCGTAAAAGTGACTTTTCGTTCCACCGCGTCCACCGTAAGCCCCCTTATACCTGTTTGGCTGTAACAATGGCATTATTTTCTTTGATGCCTGTACGGTTAATTTACTCAACGCCTTCCCACTTTATAACGTGAATTTGTTCTCCGTTGTTTTCTTGAACGTTTGTTTCTTTCCAGCCCATCTGCGTTTTAGCCCAGAATATAGCTGCCGTTGTATCTCCGTTTACAGCCTTGTTAAATAACGTGCCGCCTATCTTGGCGTTTGCTTTAATCTTTGCCGTGTCTAGCTCTCTGCGGAAATGCTTGCGTAGTGTTTTGTCATCAATGCCATCACGAACAACTAAGCATATAGATTCTTGGGGTATGCCTACAGCACACATTTGTTCGACTAACCTACGTTCATCATCTGTTGGTTTAAACGTTGGTTTTGTTACCCTTTTTGGTGTTTTAGGCGGCATCAGCTTTTATAGTGGGGAAAATCTGCCCGCTACCCTCTAGTTTCGCCTGTTCGCCTGTGAAGTCTTGCCAGCGCTTAACGGCAACGTCTACATAGGCTGGGCTTAGTTCCATTGCGTATATTGATCGCCCTGTCATTTCCCCAGCAATGATGGTTGACCCGCTCCCGCTAAATAATTCCAACACCTTCGCGCCCGGCTTTGTTGTCTTATCCATCGCCTCTGTGCCTAATTCAACGGGCTTTTGTGTCGGGTGCATATACGATGCTGCGGCATCCTTCGCCACCTTCCAAACGCTTCCTATCCGTTTACCGCATAATGGTGCGCCCCTGTGCCAAACCAGAGCAATCTCGTAATCACTAATGAAAGTCTTTTTTAAGTCTCCAATGCCGCCGCCGGGTTTATGCCAGATGACCATATTGGTCGGGTATCCGAACCCATCAAACATTTCAATCCATTTGTTTTGGACTTTCCAACTCGTCCATACAAAAACCCAACCAGTGGAGCAAGCCTCAATGATTGGCGCTATGTCTAAAAACTTATCGTCATTTTCCAGAACGTCAAATCGTTCAGTTTTTGGCCTTCTATTGGATTGGTAAGAAACACCATAAGGCGGGTCTGTAAACACCATATCAGCTTTCTGCCCATCCATCAGCTTATCAACCGCATCAATACTGGTCGAGTCCCCACACATAATCCTATGCTTACCCAACAGCCAAACGTCACCCTCAACGGTAACAGGATCGTCGGGTATATCAGGCACTTCGTCGGGATCAGTTAGCCCTTCTGTCTTGTCTACAAACATATTAGCCAATTCGTCATCGTTAAACCCTATCAACGATAAATCAAAGCCTTCATCACGTAAGTCGCCCATTTCAAGCGATAGCAATTCCATATCCCACCCTGCATTTAACGCTAGTTTGTTGTCTGCAATAACGTATGCTTTGCGCTGGGTATCAGTCAAATGTGATAACTCAATCGTTGGTACTTCTTTAAGCCCTAACTTACGGGCGGCTAATACTCTGCCATGCCCTGCGATAATACCATTTTCTTTGTCTAGCAATACAGGGTTATTAAAACCAAATTCTTTAATAGATGCAGCAATTTGTGCAACTTGTTCGCCGCTGTGTGTTCTTGAGTTTGATGCGTATGGTATTAACTCATCTATCGGCGTTTGTTTAATTTTCAATTAAATAGCCTTTTATGTTTTTAAAAGCCCCCCCGACCCAATCGGGGAAAAAGATCAGGGGGGTAGTCAGGGAGAGGTAATATATTTAAATTAACCTAATTTATTTTAATTGTCTAGTTTAGCCCATTGTTTTTTAGTATAAGGTAAATAAACTTCTTTAAAATGCTGCATTACTTTCCGTGTTTCATCAAATGCCGCTCCAGCAAATTGCGCCTTTGTTGCACCTTCAATCGTGTGAGAGTTTGATAAACCAGACAGTTCAATAGCCATTAATTCGTTTTGCAAATTAGCAATAAACATCTGTACCCGTTGAAACATCTTTTCAACGCTTTCTTTATTGCTAAATCCATCAATCTCACACGCCAGGTTGTAAGCGGTTCGTACCGTGTCTTTTGCTATTTCGTCAGCGCGTATCAGTATGTAGTCTTCTGGTAAATTCATACGCCACACATCCCTTCGCATTCTTCCAAAAATCCAAACTCAACTTGTCCTTTGTCGGCTGCAGTTGATAGGTCAACTTCGTCTAATGGGACGCAAGACTTGTGAGAATATTGTTTTTCTCCATCGCTAACGTCCCTGATGGCATAATCAAACTCAACCGCTTCAGCCCAATCGTCAGGGCTATTTTTTTTCATATCACGCCATTCTGCGTTTGTGCGGAATGGGCAAGTTATACAAGCTGACTTAGGTAAATGTTGATTAGGATAGTTTTTATCAAACCAAGCCAAGCAATCACGCCTATTCATATTTGCTTCAATTAAAGGCCATCGGTTTTGTACATATTTTTCCCGCGATAATTTCATGCGCTGCATTTCGTCTGTTGAAATACCTATCCATTGTTCTACAATAGGAACTTTTGGCGCTTTCTGCCTATACGCCAAGCCTAATAGTTTTCGTGTTTCTTTTTTTACAGGTTGAATTTTATAATCGTTTGTGCATTGCCTCATTCCCATTTTTCCTGTTGTAAATAAAGGCATAGATGAAAACTTTGTTCCAAAAATGTTTACACCCGCCATACTATCTTCTTTAATGTTTCCCGCTGTAACTTGGTAAACTGGGAACGGATTTTCTACTAACAAAGGATTTGACACAGTATCTATTAACCATTGCAAATGAGCATAAACTGCCTTTGGTTCATATTGAGTATCTGCAAAAATAGCACAATCTAGCTTTGGCCCAATCTCCCCTTTTGCCGCCATTAACGCTAAAACGGATGATTGAACGCCAGCCCCCAATGATAAAACACGCAGTTTAGCGCCTTCAAGTGGCTTGCTAAATGATAAACTAGGTCGCTCCCCTTCACGAATTGCTTTTACTCTTTCTGTTTCAAAACTCATAATGCTTTTTCCGTTGGCTGTTCAGTTAATGTTGGGATGTAGTTATGCTCAAAGTCTATTGTCAGCATACCGCCTACACGCTTACGCCCGTTTCTGTTTTTGAGCAATCGTATTACATCGCGTTGGTCAATGTCCTTTTGCTTGGTGTCCCTGCCGATGGCTATCATCATGCTGCAAGCTTGTTCTAGATCACCGCCTTCTTTGACTTGCTCTGGTTCCCAGTCATAAATCCATTCGCTGTATATCCCGCGCTGCATCTGCGCCCCGATTATTACTGCAATACCTGTTCCTGCGAGTTGCTTTAACAGCATCATAACCTGCTTGATTCTGTTAAAGCTGTTGGAGTTGTCTATGCCCTCAATCTGTAAAAGTTGTCCGAAGTCGATGCAAACGAAATCCAAATCTTGTTGGGCTTTGGCATTACAGAAAGCGATAATGTCAGCAATGTATTGAGGCTGGTATAACAGGTTAGGGCTTGCCAAGTTACCCTTGTCTATCAGCTTATTTGCGTCAACAGGTCGGCAACGGTTAAGCACTTCCTGGCGGAACCCTTCAAGGTCTGGGTGAAGCATTTTGCCAGCAATCACCTTCATGGCATCCGATGTGGTGATTCCCATACTGGAATGGTTTTTGTTTTTATACATGGAATATGCGGCAAACATCTTAGCGGTTATCGCAAAAGCTGGCTCCTCAAGCGTGACATACAGGCCAGTGTTGCCCATTACGCTCATTCTTGAAGCCAAGTTAGTTGCTAGGGTTGTCTTGCCCCCACCCGTCCTTGCGACCAAAGCTGTCACGGAAAACTTATTTATGTATAATTCAAACGGGCTAAAGTTACCGTCATTGTCTACACTGTGAAGCTGTATGTCGGTCTTGATGCCCTGCCCTGCTTTTTCAGCGTCAGCCTTCAAGCTCTCAAGAAACTCCTTCTCATCGCATAGCAGTTCGCTGTAAAGGTCTTCTGCTGCGTCCTGTCCAATGTAGTTGTTCATCGTATTCTCTCCCCAATCTCATCTTGTTTCGGTGCGATCCGTTCAGCCTCATTTATCACCTTGTTGCGCCATGTAGCATCCCAATCTAATTTTATGGCGTTCTTACCTGTTGCGCCAAGCCAATAATTTAAGAATTTGTCTGCAAGCGTTTGAATTTGTCCGTTGTGGAATCCTTTGCTTATTGCGTACTCTTTGTTGGCTTCGCTTGGCTTCCAATCTGGTGAAATCCTAGCGCCATTCTTTGGCGCGGCCTTCTTACCTATGGGTGTGGGTGTGGGTGTGGGTGTGGGGGTATCAGTTTGGTATGCAGTTGGTATTACCGTGGTATCAGTAGTTTCTTTTGTTTTCAACCATCTAGCATTAACATTATTTCTCTGGGTGTTTGACTTTTCGGTAACATATTTGCGCTCTTTTGATAACCGTTTTTGGTAAAAAGTGTTCGTTTCTTCATCTATGGTAAAAAACCCCATCACATTTAAACGTAGTTTTTTCCATATACGGGGGCTAACAGAAGCATACCTTGCTAGCAGCTTATCGTCATTTGGCAAGCAGCAATCTTGTGTGCGCCAAGCTGTTATAAGTAATAATAAATATGCACCATGCTCCTGCGCGGAAAGGTGTCTAGTGTCAGCCAAATAGCTGTCAGTCCATAAAGGTAGTGAGGGAAACTGTGCCATTATTCAGCCCCCAATTTATAGCCAGAAAGCTCATAAAATGTTGCATCATTGAGCTTGCTGACTTTTACAGCACCGATAGCCTCTAATCTTTTAAGCTTTTTCTTAACTGCATTCCGACTAAGTGAAGAAATATTAGTAAGGGCTGTTTGTGTTACTTTCCCTTTAATATTTTCAGAAGCAAAAGCGATTGAGACAAGCAGCAGCTTTTCAAAGTGTGTTAAGTCTTGTTGAGCAAATGCCCAATGGATAGCGGATTTTGGGTGTTTTGGCATCTTGGTTCCTTTTTTCTTGGTTCGTTGGAAAAGGCGGCGGGGGAACCAAGTGAAAGCCGACAAGGGGGATCAGACCCAAGCATTTTACACCGCGCTGTAACATTATATTAAATTTCTACGCATTACAAATACTTTCAAGATTTTCTGGAATCGCAGTCAAATCCCTAAAGGTAACAATACTT